GCTGCTGTACTTGGTCAAAAGCTAAGCGCAGAGACGGCAGAAGCGAAGCGGATTGACCGCAGCCAGGGCGACTCCACGATGATGGTGATCGCTCAGCAGATGCAGGATCTGATTGACAACTGCCTGCAGTTTCACGCGCAGTACATGCAACAGCCGCAAGCTGGCAGCAGCTTTGTAAATCGTGACTTCCTCGGTGATCGCTTGGAGCCGCAAGAGATTCAAGCTTTGCTGCAGCTTTACAGCGCAGGCACGATTACGCAGGAGACCCTGCTGAAGCAGCTCTCGGTTGGCGAAGTCCTTGGGGATGACTTTGACGTTGAGCAGGAGCTAGATGCCACGCAGTCCGGCGGGCTCATGGAAACCACACCGGTTGAGCCTGCACCGCCTGAAGCAGAAGAAGCCACAATGCCGGAAGCGGAAGAGGGCCAAGGGGATGAGTTGGATGAGCAGGCTGCGTAGGCCAAATCCAAACCGTAAGCAGCTCCTGTACTTTGCGCAGGACGAGTTAAAACAAAACTACTTTGCGGTTGTACGGATCACATGGTTTGCTGCTGGAAAGATCTGTGCAGTTAATGAGGCAGTTGTATATCAAGACGACTCAGTAGCAGTCGCTGAGTTTTCTGGGATCGTAAGCCAGGCTTTACAGGGTGGGGCAGATGTTTCAGTTGTCTGCATCGCAAGCTCTGAGGATGTTGGCTTAGAACCGTTATGAGTGAGCCTGAAGCGTTTTACAGACAGGCAATTGACCTGAACCGATACAGCAACCACGTCGCGCTAAATGTGATGCGGGCGTACAACGACATTGTGATTGATGCGTTGCAAAAGCTCGATGATGTTGGTTCGTTAAATCCAAGGGAAGCGGCTAGGTTGAACGCTTTGTTGGCCCAGGTGCGCGAAAGCCTTGATACGTGGGCGGGTGACAGTTCTGTTTATGCAGTGCAGGAACTAAACGGTTTGGCTCGCTTGCAGGCTGAGTTTATCTCAGGCCAGATCAAAGATGTAGTGAAGCCGAGCATGGCTGACGCCATCCGCACTGTTGAGATCAGCCCAGATTTCGCGCGGTCTGTCGTGTTAGCTGATCCGACCGACATCAGCGCGGCTGTTTTGCAGCCAAGCCTTGAGCAGCAGGTGCGCGGTCAGTTTCCTGGTCTTGTCACGTTAGACGCAAGAAAAGGAGCAGCTCTTGTTTTACCGAACGGCAAGACCCTTGGCACTTTATTCAGGCAGCTGGCCGAATCTTCTGCCGATAAGTTCCGCGTCACCGTTCAAAACGGGATGCTCACGGGCGAAAACATGCCTGACATGGTCAAAAGGCTGCGCGGGAACCTGCGTTTAAACGACGGTGCAGGCATAAGCGCAACTATCGCTAAGGGTGGCGAGTTGACAACGCTGACTGACTCACAGATCAGGGCATTGATCCGCACCTCTGTCACGCAGATGACGAACACCGTCAATCAGCAGATGTATATTGCCAACCAAGACGTGATTGATTCCTACCGCTATCGGGCGGTCTTGGATTTGCGAACCACACCGATCTGTCAATCACTTGATGGAAAGGTGTTCAAGTTCGGCAAGGGGCCGCAGCCGCCGCAGCATTTTGGTTGTCGGTCAACCATCGTCTTCATCACAAAAACTGAAGCTGAAGGTGATTTCACCGAAAGGACGCAGCGTGCGGCCTTGGGCGGCCTTGTCCCTTCTGACATGACGTATCCACAATGGATTGCTACGCGTTCGACCGCAGATCAGGCCAAAGCATTGGGCGGGGAGAAGAAAGCCAAGTTGTTCCGCAGCCTGCTTAAAAAAGAGTCACCACAGAAAGCCCTCGCAAAGTTCGTCAGCAAGGACGGATCAGAACTAACTTTGAAAGACTTGCAAGCAAAATACGGTGCCCCTTAAACGCGGCAGCAGCAAGCAAGTTATATCCGAGAACATCCGTAGATTGATGCGTGAGGGCAAAAGCCGCTCACAGGCAGCAGCGATTGCGTTCAAGGAAGCCGGAAAACGGCGCAAGCGTTAATCTTTTGTTGTACCCGCCTGTTGATCCAATGGCGCTGCACAGCAAGTTTCAGCTCACAGCTCAAGGTGAAGAGGCTCCAGCTTCTTGCCCTCCCCAAAAGCCTGCTTCCAAGAAGAAAAGCGCTAAAACGGAAGAGCCTAAAGGAGACTTCTGATGCCTCGTTACAGCGGACCTAAGAAGCCCCAAGCCGCCATGGGCAAAAAGAAATCCAAGAAAAAGAAGAAATGATGGCCCGAAAGCAGCGGCGCGTTCCAAAGGACAAGGCCACCGGCCTGCCTAAGAAGTACCTCTCAGGTGCGAAGAACCGCGCTGCCAAAGCCCGTGAGATCAAGCGAACCGCTGAGGCTTACAAGCGCGGCGAGTTCATCGACATCAAAGCCGTTTCAGCATCGAGGGCCAAACAAGGTGGCACCAAAAAGAAAACCACTAAGCGAGGCAACAAAGGCCGCGCTCAAAAAAAAGGCCGATAAGTCTCGATTCACGTATGGGCAGCTGGCTGCTGTGTATCGCCGTGGGCAAGGTGCTTATCTGTCGAGCGGATCACGCAATGTGCCGATGGCCGCGTGGGCGATGGGTCGCGTCAATAGCTTTATCTCTGGGAAGGGTGAGGCGCGAAAGGCTGACGCTGATCTGCTGAAGAAAGGCAAGAAGAAGAAATGAAACTGACGACCCGCCAAAAAAATGCCTTGAAGCGGCACCAGGAGGCGCATGGGCACACCAAGGCGCACATGGACTTTATGAAGCGCAAGATGCGTGAGGGCATGAGCTTCACAAAGGCGCATCGCTTGGCTATGAGCAAGAAAGGCAAATGAGCATTAATCATCCCCAGGGCGGACGGTTTGAGGATTACGGCAAGCCCAAGCGAACTCCTAATCACCCCAAATACGCAGCAGCTGTTGTCATCAAAGAAAATGGCCGTGATCGCTTAATCCGTTTCGGCCTACAGGGAGCAAAGCGTTTCCCTGAGCGCAAGGGTGAAAGCAAGGCTGCAGCAGAAGCGCGAAGCAATTGGAAGAAACGTCACGCGCAAAACATTCGCCGTGGTCCTACATTTGCCGCTTACTGGGCGAATGAATTTCTTTGGTAGTAGATTTGGCGTGAAAACAACCTTACGGGTTATTCATGTCTGAAGAGCAGAATCTGGAGATTACGTCTCCCGCAGCTCCAAACAATCCTGAGCTGGATGCACTGAAAAACAGCATTCAAGCGTTAGAGAAAAAGAATTACGAGCTGATCGGCAAGCTCAAAGAAGCAAAAACTGTTCCTGACGGTGTTGATGTTCAGGAGCTGCTTGAGTTTAAGCGCAACGTTGAGCAGAACAAGCTCGAATCAGAAGGCAAGTACACCGAGGCGCGTCAGGCTCTTGAGCAGCAGTTCCGCGAAGCTGCTGAAGCTAAGGACAAGCGGATTGCTGAGCTTGAAGCACGAGTTCGCGAGCTTGAACTGATTGCACCTGCGAACACAGCATTGGCCAACGTTGTGCATGACCCCAGCATTATCTTCAAGGCTGATTTGCTGAAACCAGATCAGATTGAACGCGAGGCTGATGGCACTGTTGTCGTGGTCAATGGCTACGAGCGCAAGCCGATAGGTGAATGGGCCAAGACTTTGCCCAGCTACATGCAAAAAGCCCCCAAGCCAGTTGGCAGCGGTGCGCCTTCAGGACGCAGCACAGGTGGCGACATCCCACCGGGCACAAAGAATCCTTTCGCTAAAGAGTCCTACAACCTCACAGAACAATCGCGGCTTTATCGAACAGACCGGGATATGTATGAGAGGTTGAAAGCTGCTGCTAACCGTTAATATGTTAGGCAAGGCAAAGCTACGCAGAGCCAAACGGGTTACGCCCACACCGTAAACATTCTCTGATTGAAAGATGGCAACTCTACGGAGTGACATCATCATCCCAGAGGTGTTCACGCCTTATCTCATCGAGCAGACCACACAGCGTGATGCCTTTCTGGCTTCTGGTGTGGTGCAACCGATGGCTGAGCTGAACGCTGCTGAGGATGGTGGAGACCACATCCAGGTTCCTTTTTACAAAGCGAACTTGACGGGCGACTTTGAGCGTCTGACCGATAGTTCATCCCTGACCCCTGGCAAGATCACTGCAAGCAAGCAAGTTGCTCCGATCTTGCACGTTGGTCGCGCGTTTGAATCGCGTGATCTTGCGGCATTGGCATCTGGTTCTGATCCGATGGCCGCAATCGGCAATAAAATTGCTGACTACATTGCTAACCAGCGCCAAAAAGATCTTTTGGCTTGTTTGGCTGGCATCTTTGGTGCTGTTGACGACAACAGTTCTGCGTCTTTCGCAGCACTGACTGTTGATGGTGCTACTGGCGACACACCGACTGTGCTCGGGCCTCGTCAAATCGTAGAAGGTAAGTCGATTCTCGGCGACCAAGGCGAAAAGCTGGCAGCACTCGTTGTTCACCCGAAGGTCTATTACGACCTGATGGAACGACGCGCCCTTGATTTTGTTTACGACAACACGGGTACTGCCGACTCTGATGCAACGCAGGGTTCAACCGCGAATGCTTTCGGGCAAGTCGGTGTCCCTACGTTCATGGGAATGCGAGTGATTGTCTCAGCAGACGTTCAAACCACTGGTTCTGGCTCGTCTACTGAATACGCCAGCTACATGTTCACCCAAGGTGCCGTTGGCTCTGGCGAACAGTTGGCACTTCAAACAGAAACTGACCGGGACATTCTTGCAAAATCGGATGCGATGTCATTCGATCTGCATTATGTCTATCACCCGATCGGTTCTAGTTTCACCACTACTGTCTCTAACCCCTCGCGGGCACAGCTTGAGACTGTCGGCAACTGGACCAAGGTGTATGAGACGAACAACATCGGAATTGTTCGGATCACCTCAACCAGCAACCTTGACTGATAGGAGGTAATCACCATGGCATCCATTTTCGAGGCAACCGCCGGCAATCTTGTCGGCCCCGCGACTGGCGGTACTGTCACCCAGGCCACCAGCAAGTCAACTGCCGTGACTCTCAACGCTGAGTCCGGTCAGATCACCCTTGACGATGCTGCACTTGCAGCAGCCGCTGAGGTTTCTTTCACTGTCAACAACGACAAGATCGCCGCCACTGACGTGGTGGTGTGCAACCACGCTTCCGCTGGAACTGCTGGTTCTTACCTTGTTCAGGCGAACAGCATTGCTGCTGGATCTTTCAAGATCACTGTGGCAAACCT